TCGCCTGTGGATTCTTCATCCTAATAATGCCGCCAATTTCGTTGTTTAGCACGTCGTCAACGTTGACCTGATTGTCCACAATGCCCATGCGAGGATTGTTTGTCAGCGCAACGTTGTCTAGGACGCCTCTAAGCATCGCTGTAGCGGCATCTTGATCATCATTGATAAGATCAGATATAGAACGCCCAAAGAATGCGTGTGGCTCAGGATCGACCTCAAACACGGCAAACGGGACTTCACTGTATGGCTCGTAATCTAGGAGCTGGTAGTCATTGCCGCCAAGCATAAACTTGTATAGCTGTGCGACGCCAGTTCCCTCGATGTCCATCTTCATGTACGCCTCGGTCACCGCGACCAGCTTCATTGATAAATCTTCGGTCGACTCTTCCTCTTCCTGCTGATATCCGCGACGCTCAAAGTCCTCTATCTCAGAGTATGTGTCGCTAGATCCGATGCCGGTAAGATTAGATACTTTTTCAAAATCAAATCCCATGTTAACGAGATCAGATACACGCATCTCGGTACGGTGCGCCACAACGTAAAAGTCATCAATAGACTTGGCGTTGCGATCCACCATAAATTCCTCTGGCGGAACAGATTTTACTTGTAGCATCCCTTTGTCAGTTTTTCGACTAATCGTGACACTATGCTCAGGAACTTCGATTTCCATCCCCATTTGATCAATGGAGATAGACATTTCTTGGCTATGCTCAATAACATCGACATTATCCTCATTAACTATGGCTGAAAACTCTTCATCAGTTAAATTTGTAAAAGAGTAAGTCTCAGCCTCTGTGTATTTGTCCCAGTAAACTTTTAGGACGCCAGCCTTCTTAACCATCGCGTCGTGAAACGCATCGTTCAATAAGTTGTAACCATTAAGCTCGTTAAATGCCCAATGCATATACTGCGTCGCCTGTTGCGCAACAGCAACATCATCTTGGTTTGATGGAATGTACTCAACGGCACGATCAGTTGATAAAAACACGCGCAATAAACTTGGCTTAATTGATCGTATTGTGTCGCGTACTTTTGTTGCGACTACTTTAGATCGACCATCTTCTTCGCCAATATCTACTTCGCCATCAAAATATCTTTGCGCTTTGATCCTGTCGTCAGCAATCTCGCTCTCAATAAAGTCAACGGCATCCTGTACGGCCTGCTGTACGATACTTTCGACTCTATCCTCATCTATGCGTTCTGGCTTCATTTACTTTTCCTTATGGCATTATAGTGGCGTCGTCAAAAGCTCTTCCACTAGATTCGCCAGTAGCAACTGCCGTTGGAGCGCCATAAAATCTAGTGATTGCATTAATTAATGCTTGTTTTTTTGACTCTATTATATTTGGATTTCCTAAGACTTCTTCAATCATTTTATTTACTTTGGCAGATTGATTGCCTCGCGCCATAGCGCCGCCGACATTAGATATCGATTGACCTACAGCAGCCCCACCTAAAATGACAGGAAGAGTCATATCACCTGTATACTGTGTTGCACCAGCCGCACCTAAAACTGGTAGCACAGCACCACTGGCAATGTTTTGTACTCCGCTACCACCAATGCCGAATTTTTGTAACACACGACCAATATTTTGAATAGTGGTTGCATCACTTGCCTCTTTAATAGCAGCAACTTGGCTTTGCGTTAAAAATGGCTCTCGCCCCTTTTCATGTCTTTGTAAAATTGCTGCAAGCCTGCTTTGTATCAAAGGATAAGCGTCTTTACCTTGATCAATTTTAATACCTGCTAAATTTAATTCAGATAAAATTTCATTTGCTGTAGTTCCAGTTCTCCACAATTCGTTTGCCTTAACAAAATCATCTCCTAATTGAGTTCCAATCCTTGCCTCGTAATCAGTCCAAATTTTCTTTAATAAAGCCTTTTGTGGGCCTTCAGTATCTTGTATTGCGTTTTGTATCATTTTTCGGTCTGCCATTGCTTGCGCAGGCGTAACAAAATTTTGTCTATCCCTAGCTCTTAACGTAGATAAAACTTCTTCAGATTTATTAAAATCTTTACTTAGCGATACTCTTCCTAAGTCATCAATGTAAGTAAATCCTTCATCTACAGCATAGGCAAAACTGTCATCAGCCAATCCTTTGTAAGAAGTTGGATCTACTGCCTTGCCTTCTAACTTAACTCGACCATAAAGGTTTGATGCTCTTTTTTTATAATCGTTTGCGGTTTGTTTATAAATGGATTGTTTTTTTGCTGAAGATCTTCTTGCAAATCCACCTATAGCTCCCGGTATAAATGCGCCGCCCATTCCTATTATGCTTTGCAGCCAAGATGGTATTTCGCCCTCAGTTTTTTCTACTTGTTCTACCGCTGCCTGCTCCAATCCTGCGGCAGTTGTAACTGATGCAGCCTCTCCAGCAGCAGTTGATAATGCCCTGCCGCCTTTAGCGGCTTGGGCAACACCAGCAGCGCCCGGAATCATGCTTGCGCCTGCATACTCTCCGCCTCGACGCGCAAATCTTTCCGCTGGACTTTGTGGCTGATATTCAGTTAATCTTCTTTGACCTCTTAATGTTTGCGGCATTTCCATAACGTTTTGAAAATATTGTGATCCCATAAATGGATTTTCTATTGGATCCATTCCAAATGCGCTACCAACTTTGTTTATTCCGGCGGTTGCTAAATCAACTGGAAGTCCAGCCAAATTAGCTACACCTTGATTAACTCCAGCCAGAAACTGAGTGCCTATACCACCGCTTGGCATATTGTTAAGCACATTACTAACTTCTTGTTTACTTATAGATTTTATTACTTGAGAAGAATCCGTTTGCGGCGCTCTCATTTTTAATTTAACAAATTGAGATTTGTCGGCTTGCTTTAATTTTAAAATTGCAGTTGCTTTATCAGGCGCAAATATTTGCACAGGTTCATTTGAACCTTTTGGCGTAAATTTATATATAGGCATAATTTATTGTACTACCTCAATATCGTATTCAATTCCATCGTCATCAATAAAGGTTCCTGAGCCATCCTCATTACGTTCGCCATCAGTTTGAGGTTTATAGAATCCTCTTGCCATTCTTTGTTCTTCAAGATATTTTTCTGCATCAGAAAGATTTTTAAAATCTGGCAAAGGCATATCAGGAATTTCCACTCTAGAAAATCCTGCTTTTTCTGCATCGGCTGCTATTCTTGGATTATCAAATTTTGCATTGTAATCTTCCATTTGCGCTTTCAATACTTTTTGTTTTAGATAAGACATATACAACAAAGTAGCCGGCGTCATATTAATTGTTCCAGCTAAAACTTCTTGTAAAAATTGTCTTTCTGCTACAGTATCTAATCCTCTTGCGCCAATTCCAAGCTCTCCAATTGCGCCAAAAACAGATGATCCTAATGCAGCATTTATAAGCGCTGCCTCTGTAATTTTTTTTCCATCTTTAGTTGTTGGTCTAAATTCTCCATCCGCATTAAAAAATGCTCCTGCTGATCGCCTAGCAAATTCTCTTATTTTTGCTATAGTAACGCCCATTTCCGCGCCCGGCCCTGTTTCAAAATCAACAGGATCTATTAATGCCTCTGTAATCGCAGACATTGATGATATTGCTCTTGGCGCTTTCATTGCATTTTTTTGTAATTCAACAAATTCTGTTGCGCCTAACTTACCTATCTCTTTGCCAAATGAACTAGCAGGATCACCCGTATTAACATTAACATTCGTTTGAGGCGGCTTACTTGCAAAACCAGATCTTTTGCCAGTTGTTTCGCTAACTTGTATTCTTCCACTTAAAAGTGGATCATGGCCCATTGCTTTATATTCTTCTGCGGTAAGTTCTCTAAACGTTTCATCTGGCTTTTTGTTGTATTCTGCCAAAGCCTGTTCCATTGGTAGGCCGTTAAAAACAGCTTCTGCAAGATCTTCCCTGCCCCTGCTCACAAACCAATTGGCATTATTTGTTGCTTTCTTTTGCGCTGAAATGTCTTTCATTTGGCCTTGCAAAAATTGGCCCCATTGCGCATTTGGAAAAGTGCTTAAATTGTTAAATCCCATTGCCAATGCAAGCATAAATTCAGCATTGCCAAATGTGTTTTCGTAGTGTTTTTGCGATCCGTAACCTTGGCTTAATTTTTGTTGATTTTTATCTAACTGGATTGGATCAACGCCTGTATCGGTTCCTTTAAATTGCACAGTGCCATTTCTTTTTAATCCAAGAGAATCTTGGCTTGAAAAAGAAAACCTATCGTCAGCTTGTATTTTGTCAATAACACCGCCATTAGAGCCTAAACTGTTTATTTGTTGCTGTACATCTCCCCCAACAGGCAATGTTTGCCCCGGATAAACTACCTCTCGCTGTATATTGGCTGGTTGATTTTGCGGTATACCAGACGTGTCATACTCATATATTGGAGCGCTTACTTGACCAGCATTGAACATTGTTGTTTGGCCCTGCGGATAAACAGTGCCTTGTCTAATTATGTCCTCTCGATCAGAGTTTGCAATTTCATATTGATCTTTTAACGTTAAGTGTCCGGGCATCTCTGAAATTACGCCGCTAGGATTTATAGCTAAAAAAGGATCAGGTTCTTGCTCTACAATCGGAACCATTCTGTTTTGTTGCGGTTGGACTAATTGAGGCGTTTGCTGTTGCAATCCTCTTTTTTTTGCTATTTTTTCTGCCATTAAGTCAACTGCATTAAGTAATCCCATTGCCATATTTTTTCCTATTTAGAAGCTAAAGTCCCTAATGAACATTCCTAAACCATCTTCATCCTGATTTGGAATTTGCATATTTGGAAGTTGTAGCCCAATTGATCCGACGCTAGTTGGCCCTTGCATTCCAATGTCTGTCTGTGTTGGAAGTTGAAGGCCAATACCGGAATCCCCTTGCCCTAACGAATAATTTTCTATAGGGCCGCCTTTTGGTTGTTCTGAAGATAGTAATCCAGATGGAATGCCTTGAGATTCCTCATAACTAGGAGGCGTTGGCAACGCAACAGTTGATGCCGGCATTAAATTTTGTTCGCCACCCAATTGAGCAGAAACATAAGGCGACATAGCCATTTGCCCAAACAATCCTTGCGAGTTGTAAGGATTGGGGCGATTTTTTTCAAATGGATTAAACATATTAATTTATCTTAGAATAGTCGACCATTAAATAACCATTATCTGCTACGGATACGGCATCAGGATGAGTTAACAATATTTTCTGGGCAATAACTCCAGCTTTTGGCTGGTTATCAATGCCAAGTTCTTTTGCTTTTTCATTCCAATCCCATGTATACATTTCAATGCCACTTAAAGTTTTATCTATGTATTTAATGTTTGTTTTTAAATTTTCATCTGAAAATCCAGCCATACTTGCAAGCCCAAGTATTGTAGATAATGTTTGCCCCATCCCCGGACTTCCAGTTTGAGTTTGAGTTGCCCCTCCGCCCATTGGAGTAGCTCCAATTGCGTTAGACGCATAGTTAATGCTATTTGCTGGAGCGCCAACGTATCCTGCATATTGTTGTTTTGCAGAGTCAATTAACGCCTGTTGCGCAGCTTGTTGCAATGCGCCTTGATCGTACAAATTTTGATTAACTTGTTGGCCCATAGTAAAGCCAAGATTGGCAACGTTTCCAAGTTGATTTCCTGCGGCTAAACGTTGCTGACTTCCTGCCAATCCTGACTGAACATTAAATTGATCTGCCGACATTCTATTGGCAATATCAGCTTGAGCTGCCTGCTGTGCATTTTGAAAGCCCTGCGCCCTTAGTGCCGCAGATTGTTGCCCCAACATATCAGCAACGCCACGCCCCATTTCAGCTTGTGCTATCCCGTGTCGAGATCCGCCAAATGCTTGAGCCGCTTGTGCCTGCGCTCCAAGATTGTTCATACCAATTTGAGCATTACGCAATACATCTTGCGCCTGAGCGTCAATAACTTGTTGCGTATA